TTCTAGACTGACGGGTTTCTAGCATTCTCATTAGACTCATCCAATATAGTTTCGGGAGTTAGGAACGGTTGATCGACGGTCCCATCCTCATATTCATGATAATCACTGAGTCTTTCCTGCTCTTTCATAACGGCTAGTCGCATTTTCTCCATATAGAGGTTCTGTTCTTCCACAAAATCGGGATCGCGTACTAATTTTTGCACTAATCCCGAAAAAGTTTCCTTGTTATCTTCTAATTTGGCGATTCGCTGCTCTCTTGTGGCCTTTAGGTCACGATACATAGCGGATTTTTTGGTTTGCAGGTCTTTATACTCCCGCGATAACGATTCTTTAGCGGCTCGAAGGGTGGCAATCTGTCTTTCGAGACCGAAAATGAACTCGCGGTCTTGATCTTCGGTGGCTTTTCGCTTTTCAAACTCAATCATCTCATCAAATTCGGCAATTTTATTCATTGAGTACTGCTGTTCGCGCAATGCGCGGTTCATTAGTACCTCTAATTTGACCACATCGATGATTTGCAGTTCTTCAGTGGCGAGAATATCTTTACGAAACTGGGAAACGATCTCTTTCCAGTGGTATAAGAGTATCTCAAGCTCCGATTCGGAGAATTGT